CCAGAATCTGATTGCAGTTCTGGGACTGCTGGAAGGGAAGAAGTAGCGGTACTCGATTTAACGACCAATCCGTCATTATCTGACTGGGTAGAAGAATTCAATTCATGAAGAAAAGAAGTCTCTAAAGCTTTTGGGAAAAAGGAGTAATTTTCTATTGTCCGGGTGGTAGGTCCACCGAGTTCGAAATCTTCTCCTCCCCTGACGAAACAATTTATTTCGGGACTGTGGGGATCGCTATCATTAGGAATTGTTAACTCATTAAGGACGTAAATAGACAAAATACCGTTTGAAGTTTGCGAACCACTTGCAATTGAACGAAGAACGAAGTCTGCATCCTTATCAGGTGTTGGCGTATAACATAATTCCGGATTGTAAGCAAAGTAAGCAGGGATTTGTCGAAATGCAACACATTGATTCCATGGTATGGTAATCTCGAAATCTTTGGTATCTGAAATATCGACTATTCTCTGATATGTCGTGGAAAAATCTGGAGGTGATGAAGGAGTTTCATTATAAACAGGATCGTAGACGATTCTAAGACGGCCCCTATGGAAATTTGAACAAGCGACACTAAATCGATACGTAAGCGACCCTCGCCAATATTGAAAAGGTGCAGAGCAATGAAAGAGTGGAGTTGTATGAACTTCTCCATAGATATCATCATTCTTCCAACTAATTACACTGGGGGTAACTGCCGTTTGGAATAATAGCGTATCTGCTGTCATTGTTTTAGTCCAATTAGCACGTGTATAGTAAGATTCCGTAGAAGCTATTGCACTTATTGTCATATCATCTCCACCGCCATAACCCGTTGTTCCAGGGTCAACAGTTACCTCTTGCTTGGGGTCAAAAGATAGTTTTTGTGCGGCGTCAGTGATTGACGTATTGGCAAGGTTTCCAAGATATTGGGGTCGAAATGAATTTATAGCGGTTACATTATTAGGGCGGTTGTATCCAAATAACTTTGCAATATTACCTACCATCTCTGCGCCCTTCTCTGTAGCAGTGGCATACTGCCCTATATAAGGTACAGACTTCAATGCCCCCGCGGCGCGTGCAATTGCACTTGCGGGTCGAGATACGATTCCTTCACCGTACTCATCTTCTCCAGCGTCGGAGAAGAGAGTTCGTGGTTTCTCAACAGGGTCTTGAGGTTCTATAAGTCCCGCAGCGAGTTGTTCCTTAGCCGTAAGAGAGCTAGCAAGCGAGCTAGACGGTAAGGCTTGAGTAGGCGCAACAACTTGTGCATCCTCAAACCAAGCAAAGATAGTTATCGTAACAGGTGTTGTAGATGCATTAGCGTGTGCAAGGCTGTTAAAAGATGACAAATTCAAACGTCCTAACTGTTTAATGTGTTCATTTTGAGTAGAAATGTCTTGAATCGCGCTATAGGTAAGGTAGTTCACATATGGTATATCTAAAACCCCTCCACGAGATTCACAAGAGTCCAACACTATATGGGGCCGCTGCGAATATCTCATATTATCTATGGTAGGAGCACTCCCTGGGGTACGTATGGGATCGCGTTGTCCCAAACCGAGCGGGTGATAAGAAAGCATTGCCTTTCCATAGTAAAATCCATTACCATTAATCGTAGCACGCACTTTCAATCGTGCACGCATATAAGCGTAGTTCGATAACTTTCTACCAATAGCTGGATCCTGAATGAGGAGAGACCATGGGTCATAGGTTTCACGAAGAAAATCACCGACCTGCCATGTAACTTTCGCGATTCGGATAGGCCTACAAAGAAAAGTGGGCAAATCTGTTGTCGAATCTTGCAAATCCAACTGACGCAACGTATCCACCTCTTGAGATACAGTAGCACTGTGGTTGTCTATCATTGAGGCAAATTCCATATTCACTTGTGGTTCAGTACCACTCGCGTTAGAATCGTTTAGGCCAGTTGGGCCCTCACCAGAATCCGAATAAAGCATAGTATTACAATGAATTAATAATTGAGGTGCAGAGTTTAAAGTCTTCTGCATGGACTCTATAAATAAATTATTGTTACTGATATATCTATGTTTAATGTCACGAGGTAGCTTCATATCATACGCATCTCGGACATAGGCTCTATGAATACAATACATGTATAGGGTACAACTAAATATACAGAACGAAAAATAAATATTAACGTTGCTAAATCGCTTTTACATGTAGACCGAATTCCCGTGGGAACAGATGTGACGGTTAGACACCCCAAAAGTTTTATGACATTGGTGGTCATTACGAAATTACTCTAGGCGTTCGATACCATATCTTTCCATCCATATTGCTTCGCGCTGGTCATAATCTCGTTGGAAATCTTGTGAAAGCATATGTTCATATCCCATGCGAACTCCAATCCGTTTTAATTGACGATGGCGCTCCTCAAAGACTTCTCGTCCGTGGAACCACCACTCTCGTGCCGCACCTTCTAGGCACTGAACGGCAACGTAATTTTGGGATTCTGTGGCACTCGCTAGGTTACTCATCAATGATTTAAAAATAGACATTTCATCAAGACAAGCAAGCCATAAACCGTCGTGGATTGTTCCATCTTCCTCAACAAAGCGGTAGTACGGCACGAATCGAGACTTACGTTTCAAAAAGTCAGCCTCAGTGCGGTGAATATACGGTACAGATTCAGCCTCCTTTTCGGCCATCGTGTACTCAATACCCATCGTAGCGTATACCTTCTGCATTTCGGTGTGATTATAACGTGGGAAATCGCGAGAGATACCCATCTCGTTATCATCACCGTATGTAGTCAAATGACACACGTCCTCAAAATTACCTTCGAAATCAGGATAGATAGTTCTGAACACACATCTTTGATATAACGAGTTCACAATGGAATTAGTGTAAACCGTCATATTTTGCCCCGAAGGGTTCGAGCCATATAGCTGAATCAATTCCCCGTTAAGGTTCATGACTGGATACGATACATCGGTAGCAAGACCGCGGATAACCGCAAGATCTTCTTCCGAATAACCGGCCCTTTCTGCAATGTGTTCAAAAACTTTATATGAAAGTAAAACCATACGCGCAGACATATGCTGATCGTACGCCTTGAAGTCTCCGGCTACAATTCGGTCCTCACCAAATGCGCACAAATGTTCCTGAAGAACGTGCCATGCAGGACCATTGCTATTCAATCCAACAGCGCATTCTGTTTTTAGTGGTGCACTTGAAAGGAAGTTACAGATGGTAAGGAGTTCCATCCGAGCATTGAATTGGAAACTAGCTGGTGCAGCTTGGAATACGCGTGTCTTATTCTTTGTGAGCTTGGTCGGCTCATCTTTGGTACAAGCTTTAAAAACTGGGTATGCACGAATATTACGTTTGTAGTCTTCGCGAGCATCACTAGCAATTCGGAGTGTCTCAGCATCAAAAGTACGGGGGGTAGCATTGTCAAAATCCTCCACGTTCAAATCAACAAGAAAAGTACGCTTAGGTTTATTGACAGGATGTCCCATCGAAGTGTTTGGCTTCATTGCATCCACGAATTTCATTCCATCAATACCACTCACGGTTTCGACTTCTGTCAGCGGACGCACTCGAGCCAATAATTGCTTGCCATATGCAGTATCACAAAGTCTATCAATCTGGCCCAAGTAATCTTTAACAGCCCACTCAAGGACGTCGGCGGGAAATTCTTGGTAGGCATTTCCAGCGCCTTCCATATATTGCTGATAAGGATACCAATTTGGAACACCCCCTTCTTCTGGCTTACGACAGTTGGGAGGTTTACCCCACTGTTGCTTCACACCCATTTCCTCCTCTACAATATCCGCCATTGGAGACGAAATTACAGAGGATTTAGGTCGCACAGTAAATTGAGGGATAGCCCCGAAATGATCAGCTTGGCAAGTTGCTTGGTAGCGTAGAGGACTCTTTTTAGGAATCTCTGGCTTCGGTGTGTAATCAATACCATAGTTCTCAGTTAACATTTTCCCTGTTGAAGCCGTTAAGACGACTGCAGGGCGTTTTTGGAGACATTTCCGAGCATCGACGAGCCATTCGCGAATCACCATCTCAATTGCGTTAGTTGTCTTTCGATCACTAGCAAGATGGAATCCAGCAATATACGATTTGGCCTTCGTATCAGTAACATGAGTGGCCATACACAACCCAGGGAAAGCGGTAGCATCCATATTATAGTAGCCACCGTGTTTAAATGAAGCACGATTGGTTTTTACAGGACCAAATGTATGTAACAAACATAAATGAGAAACAATGTTAGAATCAAGTGTTTTATACAACATTCTTGTGGTTATCTTCTTTTCCGAAAGAGTCGTGGGAAAGTAGTCGAGAATATTTTTCATATCCCCGCTACGTGCAACGTAACACATCGAGATATCTGAATCCGGATGTAAACGTATACAGTCGTTGGGACTCAACATACACGTAAAATTCTTTCCAGACGTAAATTGCGGGGAACGCATCTGGATCGCCACCTCAATTGTTTTATCAGTGGGAGCCATATGGTTCGGAATCAACATTAAGTTAGAGTCAATAAATAAGGCGTTGGCATGCTCAAAGTGCTGGAAATCAGTGCCAAATTCTGCGAATTTAACATAAGCAGCTTGTCTCGCGATAACTCCAGATAGATCATCGACGCTATGACCGTCCTTCAATCCATCAGGTAAAGGGATCACTTCGGGTACTTTCCAGATGTCGGTTTTAATCTCTGGTACCGACATACCGTTGCCATCCGATGTAAGGTCTTTTCTTACAAGTCGTGAAATAATTTTATACAGAGTATACAACGATAAAAATGCAGCAAAGAACACACAGAGCTTCTTACCTACAGATAGATCATAGTCACGAATGTGTTTCACTATCGCAGGCATCAAGTCTCTGCTTTCAGCAATTTTTGACACAATATATTCTCTCCTTGCCATCAGGGCAGCGCTCGCTGATAATACATAAGCTGTAGTACCAGGTAGAAACACTGTTGAATCAAATTTTAAAGCATAAAACCATAAACTTGAAATGTAACAAGCGGAAAAAATCTTAAAATGCGTCCAAAAAGAATCACCTTCAGCACGAGTGAGGGCCAAGCCCCATTGAATAACAGAAGATTCCATAACACTCTTAGGAGCGTAACTCGTCCAATCAAACCATGAAAAGCGGGAAATGCGTTCGCATTCCGCTCTCATAGTTTCAAAATTAGAAAAGCCCGAGTCGGACTCCAACGTTTCTTCATCCACAGGTGTGGAATCACAACGACACCAACCTGGTAAATAACCACACTTACACAATTTCTGTGCAAAAGTGTTCTCTGAAGTACTCACGACGGATTTCTGGATTTCGACGTGTTTTTCTATGCGTTCTCTAAAGATTTGCATTACAACGCCGATGTCAACATTAAGCGCTTTCCTGACTTCACCATATCTTTCATAAGTGACAGGTACAGCTTGGGCCATTTGAGGCGCTTCAATTTCCTGTTGGTTGACTCCAATGAATTCCATTACATCAAATTCCCATGCATCAGGACAAAAGTTACCATTATGAGCTTCGATGGCAAGACGTGTACCATCAATAAAAGTGGTTCCAGTCTTTTGAAATCTCGGCTTCACACGCGCTTTTAAATGTAATTGGAAACGACGTAGGACAGACACAGGTTCATTAGAGTACTGCGATGCCCATTTCTCCCATACATTTGTAGTCGCACATACAACACGGGGTTGAAGTTGAATCTTTCCCTTCATTTCCGCTTCAGCCATAATGGCAGTACGGCGGATATTATTTACAAAATTAATAATATTAATGGTAGGGTTAATGTCGGTAGTATCAGCACGAGCGTTAGAAAGATCGTCGAGAAGAACGGCTTGAATATGAGACTTGTAATCGGAATGATACTTGTCCATTTCATTGAGCGTGCAAATCATATTTGGATCAACGGTGAATTCGTGCTTTCCTTCAATTTTAGCCATAGTTAACAATGAAAAGGTAGTCAAATTAGTAACGATAGAACTCTTAGCAATACCAGAGGTTCCATACACTAGAAATGACCACGGAGCGGGACGTAAACCTCCAGAGACACGCACCAATTCAAAATCAGCACGCATCTTCATAAGATTTTCTAATCGCTTGGCGATGTACGGTCGCATTCCTTTGTCGACAGAATCCAATAGTCCATTGCAAACGTTAGTACAATTACTTAGGTTCACATCGAAATCATTTTCATCAAGCCAAGGGCATGCTTTGTTTTTGTAATCACCTATCTTAACAAAGTCAAAGTTAGCTATTAATCGGGTATAATCACGTTCAAAAGCGACGGCATCATCACTTTCGAAGAATAAGGGGTCAAAAGAACGCTGCATAAAACATTTATAACCTCGTTCGCAAAAGAACTTTCCAGTAACCATCAGTGCGTCGAGAAGATCAACAGCATTCTTCTGGCCTTTCGCGGCATGAAATCGGAAGATATCCAAACCGTGAACTGTGAGGGCAAATTGTTTGCTCTCAGATATAAATCCAAGAGAAAGAAGAACTCCAAGTAAACTCGAAATCTTTCCCATAGCAGCTGAATGTCGACCGGCTTGTAGAGTTCCGTGCAATGTACCAAAACACCGCTTGAATTCTTCAAAACCGGAATCGGACCACATCTCGCCGGTAAGCGCGTCCTCATGACCGTCAGACAAGTCTGTATCACAGAAATCACTCAATATATTCTTCGCAATACTCGTTTCGGTATCAGAACCGAACAACGTACGGAGAACAATGTTGTAATAAGATGTGTTGGGACAAGAAGCTTTAATTGCTAGAAGCAAAATCGAAACAAAATGCTGAATATTAACAGCGTCTTTCAAAGCGAAATAAGTAAGGAGCACATTTTCTATGTGTCCAATACATTCTTCCCATCCTTTCTCGATAGCTTCCTCCTTCAAACGAAAAAGAGAATCGGCCAAACGAGTACATCCATTAGATACACAGGTAGAATAACAAGAATCAGACTCCAAAAGCCGTTGTTTGGCTAATTTAACCTGTTTCCTGTACTGGGATTTCGTAAGGCTACCTTTCGTCGAAGACTTTTTCAAACGCTCAATGCGCTTCGAAGCCATCTTCCGATAGTAAGCAGACTTACACGATTCCTTATATGACAATTCATCTCCGGAATCAGACTTTATCACAGGAACCCCATATGGGAAATCATATAGGCTCCAACCAGTTGTCTCGAAGAAGTCAGTATCAAAATACTGTTCGAAACGTTCCTCCATAACGGCATTACAATCAAAAATAGTAGAAATAAAGTTAGTAAAGTTAGTGTTAGTGACAAAATAAATTCTACCCCTTATACTTGTCAGTATTGTAGGGGAGCTACTCGTAGTTGATAATTTGTACCTTTGCCCGCATGGGTCGGTACTCGAGTCAGTAGCGAAGACCTCACCTATTTGCATAGAATGAAGTAACTCAATAATTGTAGTTCTGGATCTCTCCTAGAGGTACAATCCTCTATATTGTTGTTCTTACTGGATAGCGATGTTCATCAGACATCAAAGTATTATCACAGCGCAAGAGACAACGCATTTTCCACAAACATCCCCTCAACAAACGTAAGAGTCTCCAGTCCATCTGATGTGGACCATTTACAATGGGACAACCAAAAATCAACTTGAACTATAGGTGGCGAACAATACCATAAAATGGGTTTCTAATTCCACCAGTCCATTAAAGAATCAATTTGAATGTATCCAAAGTGGAAACAAGTACTTCTGAATCAAAAATGAAGTAGTCACCGACGCCCAACTAAGAGCATCAGATTTATGTGGTACTGTCGAAACAGTATTCTCAGGCTTACCACAATGTTGCCATAATTTATGTGGTACTGTCGAAACAGTATTCTCAGGCTTACCACAATGTTGCCATAAT